TAGTCGCCCCTAAAAATGTACCCCAGTATTTCGGGCAGTTCAAAGATAAGGTCATGTATAAAGTATCACAATATACTTGGCGCCCTAAGCCCGATGCGAGTGAGACAGTCCATGCTGCGCTGCAACCGGCGATAAGGTTTCGCAAAGCAGAATGCCTAGACCTACCCAAAGTGACTTTCGTAGATCGGGAAGCCCCACTGACCAAGCAGCAGGCATCGTACTACAAACAGCTAAAAGACCGCATGATAATGGAGGCGGACGGCGAGCAAGTCACTTCAGTTAACGCTGCAACTAACCTCAATAAGCTACTGCAAATATCGGGCGGGGCTGTGTACTCGGACGACCGAGAGGTCATTGAGTTTGACGTTAGCAACAGGCTTAAGGTTATTAAAGAAGTAATAGACGAATCGTCTCACAAAATACTTGTATTCGTGCCGTTTACCCACACTATTGAATTACTTAAAGAATTCTGTAACAAGAACAAGATTAGCGCCGACATAATATCTGGCAAGGTATCGGTCAACAAGCGCAGTGATATTATCAAGGACTTCCAGACCACAGATAAAATAAAGGTGCTTATCATTCAGCCGCAAGCAGCTTCGCACGGCCTTACGCTAACCGCTGCTAATACAGTGATATGGTACGCTCCCGTCACCAGTGTGGAGACTTACCTGCAAGCAAACGCTCGTATCGACAGACCGGGACAACACAACCCAATGACTGTGGTGCACATTGAGGGCAGTGAAGTGGAGCGCAGGCTATACAAGATGTTGCGGTCTAACATAGACAACCACACTAAAATCGTAGATTTATATAAACAAGAAATAGATGCTTGACAATGTAAATAAGGCTGACATACACTGGCAATCCCTGCTATTTAGGAGGAGCCATGAAAGACTCAGCAGACAAGCTAACCAAAATCTATATAAAGATGCGGAACGCTATTAAAGAGAAAGAAGACGAGATAAAGACAATAAAAAAGCAGCAAGAAACGGTAGTAGAAAAGCTGCTTGCGCTCTGCGAAGAGCAAGACCTCGATAGTCTAAGGACACCCTCTGGCACAGTAAGCCGTAGAGTACAGTCCCACTACTGGACTAGCGATTGGGAAAGGATGTACGACTTCCTCAAGGAGCACGACGCTTTCCACCTACTTGAGAAACGAATCTCTGGCCTAGCCATGAAGCAGTTTCTTGAGGACAACCCTGACCTTATGCCTGCGGGTTTACAAGTCAACCGTAAGTATATTGTTTCTGTTTTAAAGCCGCGTAAAAAATGATTCGACTAAGACATGAAAATGGGTGTTTCTTACACCCACGGACCAACTCCCCCCTAGATTCTCTACAGGTGATGATAGTTGATAGAGGAGAGTTATCTAGAGGCTACTACGACAGCACAGGTTTAGTGTGTTGGTCTACTGGCTCTACGCACCCCGACGACAACGTGCCTGATGACAAGGTGCAAGCTAGGCGGTGTATGGACTGCACTCGAAGCATTAAGAGCGGCGGCTTTAATCGTAGCGCCCCATGTAAGTTCTACCAGATCATCAAGGTGCTACTACCAGAAGACGGCATAGTCTGCGAGGTGCGCATAAGTGCTAGCAGTCTGTTTGCCAAAGAAACTAACAAGCTTGGCTTTTATAAGTACATTGAATACTTAGAGAAAAACCAAGAAGAAGCAGAAGAAATTTTAACCGAATTATATCTAGTCGAGCAGTACAACTCGTACCGGATATATTTTAAACCAGTTCGACCTTTAGCCGAGGAAGAGCTTGCAACCGCGAGGCAGCAAATAGAAGCCGCTTCGCAACCACCAAATCCTTTTACAGGAAACATAGAGGAAATATTTATGGCTAACCCATCTCACATAATCAAAGGCGTTGAAGCACGTTACCCTCGTCTGGACAAACCTTACCGCTTCGATAACAAGGCAGGTAAGAATGGTAAGAGCGTACCTTGCGACCCTACCGAAGACGGTGCCCGTTACGAGCTAGACTTCAGCATGACTTCTGCGCAAGCCAAAGAGCTTTATGGAATCATGCAGGAAGCTTACACCAACGCTAAAGGCCGCGATAAGTCTTGGCCCGCTAAACTAGAGATGCCTTTCAAGAAGCAAGAAGACGGTACGTTTGTTGGTAAGACTAGTCTCAAAGCAGCATACAGTGGCAATGCGACCGAGCCGCCTGCGCAGTTTGACGCAAAGAACGACCGCCTTGGCAGCGACTTTATGCTAACTACTGGTAGTACAGTAAATATAGCGGTCGAAATGATCCCTTTCAAAATGGCGACTACTGGTGTTTCTCTCCGCTTACGCGGTGTACAAGTGCTCAAGTATCTGCCTTACAAACCTGCTTCGCCTTTCGAGGAAGCTGACGGGTTCACGGCTGACCAAGCTAAAAGCATGTTCTCTGCCGCAGAAGACGATGACGATATGTTTGAAGCTGAAGGCCAGATAACTAAGCAACCTGATCTGTTCGACGAGGATGAGGAAGAAGTTGCCGAGCCTGTGAAGCGCAAGAAAAAGAAGGAAGCTGCACCGGCGGACGACGAAGAAATGGCTGACATCATCGACATATGGGGCGACGAAGACTAATGAGCTATGGCTACACAAAGCGGCTCAGTAGTCTAAATAAACAGGCTGACGGCTCCATGCTAGGTGTAAAACTCGGTCGCGCGTGCATTTCGAAAGAAGTGCCCGTTGCCGAAGTCGCACACCGGCTTGGAGTTAGTCGGCAAGCAGTTTACAACTGGTTTACAGGTATACATGAGCCAAGCAACGAACTGAAAGACACTATTAAAAATCTAATAATAGAGTATAAAAAATGACTGATTTCAACCTCATAGATTACGTTGTCCCCACGGGCGGCTATTACTGTGTGGTTGGCGCAGGCTCAGGTTTTTTCTCTGAATTTACTGACGACAGGGCGCAGGTAGATGTCCTTGCTGAGAAGTTCGTAAAGCAAGGTAAGGATGTCTACTTCATGCTCGGTAAATTGGAAAAAGCCGGAAGCAGAGAAGCAACAAACGTAGAATCATTACAGTCTATTTGGGTAGATATAGACTGCGGGGAAGGTAAAGCAAGTAGCATAGAATCGTCTACTGGTTTGCCTCAAGGATACGAAACTAAGAAAGATGCGCAGTTAGCACTTAAAAAGTTTTGCGAGACCGTAGGTCTACCCTTCCCTGCTGTAATAGATTCTGGGGGCGGAATACACGCATACTGGGCACTGACAGAAGAAGTACCTCGGACTAAATGGCTACCTATATGCAAACGCCTTAAGCAAATCTGTGTGACACAAGAGTTTTACGCTGACCAACGTGTCTTCGACGCGTCCCGTGTTTTACGGGTACCGGGGACCTTCAATCAAAAATACGATCCTCCTGCTCCAGTAACAGTATTAAGAGGCTCGACTAATCGCATTGACCCAGACGAGCTTCGTGAAATACTCGGAGTTGACCCTGACGCAGAGGAAGTAGACAAGCGACCGCTTGAGAAAAACCCACTACAAGAACTGTTAAACCAAAACTATACAAGTGTATTCAAGAAGATAGTCACCCGTGCTGATGGGTGCTTGCAGCTACACGACTGCATAAGGAACAGGGCAACTCTCGCTGAACCGCGTTGGTTCGATGCGTTGTCTATAGCTAAGTTCTGCCAAGACAGCACTAAGGCAGCTACCATAATCTCGCAGGGGCACGCAGACTACAGCCCCGAAGCAACTGAAAGAAAGATGAAGGGCATAAAAGGCCCGCATTCCTGTGCAGAGTTTGAAGCTAACAACCCAGAAGGTTGCAATGGCTGTCCTCACAAAGGCAAGATCAAAAGCCCCATCGTCCTTGGGCAGACCCTCAAGAAGGCAAAAGCTAGTAAGCAAGGTGTTAAATACCGACCCCCCTACGTGTGGGGAGAGAACGGCGGTATCTATATGCAGACGGAGGACGGAGAAGGCGCTCAGTTTGTGTACGAATACGACTTTTATATAGAGCAACGCATGACTGACCCTACAGACGGAGACGTTGCGATTGCTGTAGTACACCTTCCAAAAGACGGAGAACGTAGATTTACTATAAAAAACGAACAGTTAGACTCAAGAGAGCTAACTAAAGTACTGGCGAAAAACGGCGTTTTAGCAGACAAAAAGACTACTCCCTACTTGCATAAGTATGTAATCGACTCTATTAAGGCGCTATCAACAGAGAATAAGGCGGATAAGATGCGCGTTCAATTTGGCTGGGCAGATAACCACTCTGCTTTTATCGTGGGTGAAAGAGAGATACGAGTAGACGGTGTATACCACTCGCCGCCTTCCTCCGTAACAGCGACCTATAGCGACTACTTAGAGCCGCGCGGGTCTTACGAGAAGTGGAGAGAAGTATTCGAGCTGTACAATCGACCGGGGTTGGAAATGCACGCGTTCGCTGCACTCAGCGGGTTCGGTTCGATACTGCTCAATTTTACAGGGCAGAAAGGTGCCATAATTAACTTAGTGCATCCCAAAGCAGGTACAGGCAAAACTACAATTTTGCGTATGGCAAACAGCATAGCCGGTGACCCCGAGATGCTACTAGGCACGCCAGACGATACGGTTACAGGTCGGATAAACAAACTAGGCACGCTAAACAATATCGTAAATACGATAGACGAAATGACAAACATTGAAGACAAGGACATAGGTAAGTTTGCTTATGCTGCATCACAAGGGCGCGGTAAGGAGAAGGCGCACTTCCACATTAACGCTAACCGTAAAAACGAGATTACGTGGCGTAACATAACCCTGTCATCATCAAACGCATCTTTCTACCAGAAGCTAATGAACACCAAGAACTCGCCTGATGGGGAACTGATGCGGATACTTGAGTTTTTCATCGACTACCAAGACGTAAATGTAATCTCAACTGCGGAAGGTAAGGCAATGTTCGACCACCAACTAAGCCAGAACTTCGGACACGCCATAGAACCGTTCGTGCAGTACATCATGGCTAATCCTGAACACGCTAAAAACAGAGTGTTAAACACACAGGCAAAGATAGATAAGGAGCTTAGCTTAACTCAACGTGAGCGTAACTGGTCAGCAGCGATGGCTTGTAACATAGCAGGAGGACTACTTGCGGTAGAAGCAGGCATAGTCACGCTTGATATGAAGCGCATATATCAGAGGGCTGCACCGGAAATTAAGAGCTTGCGTGAGACTACTATAGCTCCAGTAAACGACTCCTTTGCACTTATCGGTGAGTTCATTAACGAGCATACGCAAAACATTTTGTCTATTGACGCCGCAGCAGATGCACGGTCGGGTAAGACTAAGCGTCCTTACTTGGAACCGCGTGGAGCTTTGTATATCAGGGAAGAACCCGATGCGAATATTATCTACATAGCTTCGGGTAGGCTTAAAGATTTCTTAAACAAGAGGCAGGTTAACTACGACTCCACAATACGGGAGCTAAAAGATAAAGGCTGTGTTATAAGGACGCATAACAAAAACATGGGTAAGGGTATGGCTATGACGACTAGTGCTACCCGCTGTGTGTGGTTTGATTCTTCTCACCCAGAGTTTATTGGCACCAACGCTATAGCTAAGGAAGCAGACAATGCTAGTGGAGAAAGTGAACTACCAGATCAACTGGACTAAGTTCAAGGCAGGGGCGTCGTTCTTTATACCCTGCCTGCATCCCCCCTCCGCCCTCAAAGTAATACTAAAGGAAACCAAACGTTTTAAATTTAAAGTGGTTACTAAAGTAGTAATTGAAGACGGAGTGCGGGGCATCCGGGTATGGAGAACTTAGGCTATAAAGTCTTCTAAATAGCGCTCGGTTACTCTATCTTTCAATCCTTTGTCGAAACGAAGACCGAGGATTAAATCTTTTTCATAAGCCTTTTTACTTCTGTAAGAACGGGCTAGAGTATCGTTACTTGCTATACCCGGATACTGCATACGCAGGTCTTGCAGTTCTTCCCTAGCTTCTAGCATAAGTTCTACGTCGCCGTTTTCTTTGCCTATGTAGTATTTATCAAGAATGTTTTTTCTTCTGGCACGGACTTTAGCTTGATAATTTAACGCCATAGAACGGTTTTCATAAGCATTGGATATGTCCGCGGGGCTAAAGCCTAACACCTGCATAAATAAATTATATGCGTTTATATCCGTATCTATTTCTTCACCGCTTCTTGTCCTTGCTCCTTCTTTAATGTAACGCGCACCTTTAAGTATGTTACGCAGGGCGCTTGGAGACATAGCTTCGGTAAACCGTAGGTATTCTCCTTCTCTTAATAAGCCCATGGCGTTCTCGAAGTTAAACGCATAGCTACCCACCGGCCCAGTAGCCTGCATTAGAGCAGTCATTAAGTAGCCTCGCTCTTCTACGCTGTATGGGTCTTCTCGGAATAACATACCGTTAGCGAGGCCAACACGGTTAGATATTTCTAGGTTCGTTAAATAGTTGAGCGGGCCTTTAAACAAAAAGTCATTAGTAACGGCGCGTACTTCTTCCTTAGCGTTGAAAGGTTCATCGTCGTCGTCAAACGGATTTAAAGCTTCCAGTATGTTGGCAAAGGTAGCGGCAGCTCCAAAGAAAGGTAGACCGTTTATACCACCAAGCGCTGCACTTACTGCATAGATACCAAGCACTTGCTTACGTGCCATACTTCTTGTCGCCGCGTCTTCGCTTGCCACAGAGTTATACATGGTCATGCCGATCACGTTAGCACTGTTCCATATAAAACTCTTAAACGTAAACATTACACGCCCAGCCGGATGCTGCATTAAGCTAGGGCCTTCCGCTGCAAGTCCAGAAGTATGTACATCCATAACTTCGTTAACTGCTTCTTCGACAGCTTGTGCCTCTGTTTTTCCGTTTGCTTTTGCTAAGTTGTATGTTGCTATAGCTGTAGTAGCCCTACTGTATTTTTCCGCTCCAGAAAACGGCATACTCAGCAAATTCATAAACCGCGCGCTGTTAGAATTAAAATCAGCAGTCGACTGTTTAGAACCCTCTAATATTTCCCGCGACAGTGTGTGTTCTAGCTGGGCTTTTTCCATCAACCCGTCATACAAAGCTTTGTACTTGGGATCAGACTGCCATTTATATTCTATTAAGCTTTCCTGTCTCTGGTTTTTAGGACGGAAAGAAGGCAATGCTTCTTGCATAGCAGACATA